CATGTCGGAAGTTTTTAAACTTAACCGTCCTTGAAGGTTTTCGCCTTATTCTGTATAAAGTTGGACATGCTGCGCCTGTCAATATATCAATTTATAGGGTGTGGCAGCCATATTTCCGATTTCGGATGGTTGGTTATGACTTGCACTTCGAGATCGATACCCACCAATCAGTGATAGTAATCGGGATACTTTCACTGCCTATCGCTACATAATGAAAATGTAGCCCCGATGATTCTTTATAAATTGTGCAAACAAAGCATAATGCACCCAATAGCCACAATTTGATTCAGGAGGACTTGCATTAAGCTTTGCATGTTAAATGGTACAGATCAGGATTCGATACCTGAATGGTAGTGTTTCTTTCTAGCCTTTATGGACCCAACTAGGGGCTATGTTTCGGCAACACGTCACAGTTATTCACTTTTTCGTACTCCATTTAACCACATGACGGTGTAATAGAATAACTGTCTAACCTCTCTGTCGATAGCGTCTACTTATCGGTGAAGCTGCCCTGATAACTGCGACCCATGCACCGCTTTCGCCATCTGTACCACTTTTAAACACAGAACATGTTCTCAAATACCCAGATTATCAATATTTACCACTGCTGGCAGACCTTATCAAATGACCAATCTTTTATCTGGACTAGTGCAAAGTAAGGTAGATGGTTGGCTCTGGTAATTCCCCTGTGCAGTTTTTCAATAATACTCCTTTAGCCGCCTATACTGCTAAATATCAGGGTTTATTTATCCCACCAATGATCAATTAATGGGCTGTTCTGTGTTCGTTTTATCATTAGATGACGGTTTACGATACCGCCAAACACTATGGGTAAACAACTGTATTAGTTACGTTAGCCAGAAAAGATTAATCCGGTCTGCACCCACCCTTTCTATCCTCTGAATCGTTCAAGCTTCAAATCCAAATATTCAAAAGTTTTCAGCAATCGAGAACGATATAGATCTTGATCCATTATCGCCTTACCATGCATCAAAGTGGTTTACCCTGACAAACTGCTTTGTGTTTCAACAACACTAACCCACCCACAAATAAAAGATAGAGAAATCCCTGAGAAGATTAATTACTTTTACTCACGATCAGGTTACTATTGTCGATGCAGGGTTTCCGGTAGTCTCTTGCCCCTGCGTGCATCTCATCACGTTACCGGATCAACGCTATATCTTTATCCCTTATCATATAGAGGTAAGCTTGTTTTACGGCCATAGGTCGTGCCAGCCATGGGAAGCTGGAGTCGTTTTTACAAAACAACCACAATATTTGCTTCAGTACAAACACTGATTTTTTTACCATCAATTTCGTGCTCTCTTCCGGTAGCGAAGTGGAAGAGGACTTTATCCCCTTTTTCAACATCCAAATTGGTAAATGATCCATCGCTGTTCCGGTATCCTTTTCCTACCTCAATTACTTCGCCTTCTCTGTGACTTTTGGGGCGTTCTTTGTTTAAAATAATCCCGGCATCTGTTTCTCTTTCTTCTTGAGTGAGATCTTTGATAATTACTGAGTCGTTTAGTGGTTTCATAGGTTTTTAGTTTCAGTGTTAAAAGTTGGTCGGATAAGCTGGATTCGAACCAACGGCCTCTGCTTCCCAAAAGCAGCGTTCTACCTGACTGAACTATTATCCGAGATTCCATAACTTGCCAGCCATGTACAAACCAATCGGGATTCATTATCCCTTAAACTACTCATGGATTTTATCAAACTTTAATATTTAATTTCTATAATTTTAAAAGATAAATTTTAAATCTTGAGTTTTAAATCCTGATCTTTAAACTCTAAACTTTGATTGTGGATTCGAACCACTCCTATCCATTTCTGGCAAAGGATGAGCCATTTCTGATTTAATTCAGAGTTGCTGTCATTTAACCCAGTGACAAAGGGAATGAATTTTATGATTTTCGGCAAATTATGGAACGTTGTTAAACTTCGATATAGGTTACTGAATTTGATTCTGTTAGACAAAGATCAACTTCCGCAATGAATGTATCTATCTCTTCATCCAGCTTTTCAATTTTTTCAGGGACGTTACAAGGGTCCAGTAGATTCAATTCGTTGGCTTCCAGAAACGGCTTTGAAATGGCGTCATAATCCTCTTTGTCCGGCTTCCGGTCATCTCCGAGATTATTTTTAATCAGCTCTTGAACAGAATTTTCCAGTTGTGGCTTTTGCTTTTCGATTTGATTTTTGTCATTCACCATCTGTATTCGCATATGTGACAAAAGAGCTTGCTCATATTCAATTGATTTCTTCCGGTCAATTGCTTCGATGACAGCATACTCAACGCCACCAATTTTGACTTTTACATTGGCATTACTGATCAGGATTGCCGATTTAACTTTCTTCCTGCGCTCAATAAGATCAAGGATTGATTGCATAGAGCTTTTGGCTTTCTCTTCAAAAACTTCTTTTGTAGATCCTGACTGCAGAGCTAAGTTTTTCCTGTTTTGATGGAGGTCAACAAATAAAGCTTGAGAAGTTTTTTTCTTGATACGGGAATCAAGCAGTTTAAGCTCTCCCAATGCCCTTGTAATCGTGATTTTCTTTTCTTCCACTTTCGTCTCCTCTTAAATGGATTAATCTTTAAGTTTTAAAGTAATTATGATATCAATCTATTTTAGGCTATTACCTTTGTCAATATCTTTTTTGATATTTATTTTAAAGTTTCGGTGGGCATCCAAGATATTTCCAAAACTTTTCTTTCCTTTCACCTGACGACAATAATTCTCGATGGTCATCATCCACTTTATTGCTAATCGCTTTCTTGATGAGTGTACCTATCTTTTCATCCTGTGTATCATATTGAGCTTTTAGATAAGACGAATCCACACCTTTTGGATCAACAATATTGTGTTCGTCTCCTATGTTGATAATCCCACTAACAAGTCCTTTAGCTTTAGAGACAAACCCAATGGAATCTTTTGGGATATTCTTTGCACCTACAATTGGTATTCCGGCAATTGTTACAGAAACCTGTCCAGGTTTGATTTCTTTTCTCCACATCTCAAACAGTTCATGTTGCCTTCGGTCAATTTTTTCTGAAAGGCCAAACTTCACTGGTTCCCTATCAACTAGTTCACCCAATAGATCATCAATACACTCTTCAATCTTATCCATATTACTAAGGATTAATGCTTTTGCTTCAAGATATTTGTTTGTTTTGAGCAGGTCTTTTAGTTCTTTCATGGGTTTCCTTTATTGTTTATAATGATTTAACGTAGTCTTCTCTGATTTTTTCAAGACCTTCCCTTTGTTTATCGCTTATATTGAGTTTCAATAAATCATCGAGGAACCCAATATATGTCTGCCCGTAAAAACTAGCAAAATCATCTGGTATTTTCTCTAATTTTTGTCTCTGGACTTTATCTTCTTTCATGGTTTGTCCTTTTCGTGCTTAATTTCGGTATAATTATCGTACAGCTTATCCGTTTGATCATCACGCCAAGCAAGTTTTAATTCACAGCCATAATGTTTTTCAAGCCACTCCTGAATAGAAGCTGAATCTTCTTCCAGATAATGCTTTGTTTGTATGGGGTTTGTAACCATTACATCGGTGTATTCTTTATGCTTATCACACACGGCTCTATACCATACTTTCATGAGGGTCCTTTTGGAATAAAATATAGTGTAAATTTTCCTTGCCCTGTGAAGACAATTTTTCTTGTTGTTTTGTGTAAAAAATAATAACAATTTTTAAAATCACTAATTGATTTGCATATCTCTGAAAATTGATCAGTGGAAAAATCAAAAGGTGGATTCAAAAGAAAACTAACAGACATAGACTTATGATCACCAGAAATATTCAAATCTTCAATGTTCTCAATATCTGAAAGATATTTTGAAATCTTTCTTTCGGATAATTCCCAATCTGTGAAAGCCACACCATCTTTTGTTTCTCTGATAATAATTCCGTTAAAAATTTGATGCCCAAAGATTGTTACTTCCCCTCTACTTGTTTTGAGAGTAATAGAAGACATCGGATTTTCAGATATGTCTTCTATTGTGGCTCCTACTAAGTCATTAATATTTTCCATAATCCCCTTTAATCATTAAAAAGATTCATAGTAGCCAACCTGATATAACTCAGCATCAGCCAGCAATAAAAAAACGGCTCAATATTCAATTGCTCCTCTGAAGATGTTAGGCCAAAGGCTTGCTTTGATTTGTCTGTTGCCAGCGTAAAATACCCCTGTTCCTGTGCGGTTCTCATAGCATCAAAACAATTCTTTTCATCTTGAGTTGACATCTCCCACCCACAGGCAAGTTTTGTAAAAAGTTCTTTTCCACCATATTTTGATCTTCTGGAAGTAGGAAAGAAACGCACATTATCCAGCTCCAACATATTATTGACTTCTTTTCTTAAAATATTGAAAGCCACCTTTCCTGGGCCGTTCGTCCGGTTGCAGATGATCAGGTTATTATTTTCTGAAAAGATCTGAATAAGTTTAAGCAAAAGATTGATGAAATTGTTTTCTGAGATCTCCTGATCTTGATACGCTATGATCTCTTTAGAAGGGATGTTAATATCCTCAACTTTACCGCTTTCAGAATCGGCCACCCAGCCATCGTTGTACTCAATGATCACAAAGCACCGTCTTGAATCGTTGACTATGGCTATAACGTAATTCTTTGACTCTTGAGGTGTTGGGTTGTCCCCGAACTTGAATTTATGTTTTACCCACAATTTAAATAGGGATGGGCTTTGTTTTCTGAATATTCGTTCGTTCATTTTGATATTTTACGATTGTTCAGTATTGTCCATAATATATTCCCACCACGCCAACCCGAGGGGAGATCAACGCAGTGGGAGAGTTACTTGTTAACCACTTTTAGGCAGTCGGTTTCATAATTCCAATTACCAGTTTTTACCAGTTTTTTTATTCCTTTCTCTTATTTCACAAGATTCTTTCTTATGCCCGTAATTCATCAACCATGAATTCCTTCCTTCATGCCCTTTTGGAAGCTGTTCAATCAATCCTTCAGCCCAATTTACCTTTGACGATCCACTTTGGATTTCATGAGGGCTTAACTTGATATGGGTTTTCTTGTCTGTTGCTGGCTTAAAATTTGTAATATCTGAGTTCCCATTTATTTGATTGGATAGCCCAGCCTCTATATTTTTAATTCTCACATTTAGAACAGATCTTTGGTACAGGTTTTGGATTATACCCTTGGTTCTTTTTAGCTTCAGATTGTTTACTCATTTATCGTCTCCTTTTATCCAGTTGCAAAATTTTCGTTAAACCAAACAGCCAGCCTACAAAAACCGCATTTAGCTATCAAATAACTAAATTGGCAGACTCTTGTAAGCTTGAATCTCTTTAAACTTTCTTTTATTTTTGGGACATCTGATTCTTTTGGCACATTTAGCAGTATTCTTGTTTCATAGTCGTTTGATATGTGCATAAGATAAGGCATTTCAATCTCCTTTTTTGGGGAATATCACTTCCATTAGTTTTTTAGCGTAGTACGCCTTGGCTCTTTCCTCCGCTACCATTGAATCATAATCTGAGGCATTGCCCTTAACACTCAAAACACCTTTTATGCACTTGATGGCAGATATGATAACATCTGCATATTCATTTAAGTCTTCCTCTAAAACAACAGTAATGCTGTTAATGCTATCACTCATTGATCGTCTCCTTTTATCATCTCAGAATGAACAGCCCCACATTCGGGGCAGGTTAGCCTAGTTACGTTTTGGGTTATTTCTTGGTGCCAGACATATTCAGTATTTTCTTTTAAACACGCTCCGCATTTATACGAACCTGCCATATTTCCATGCGTAAAGATCCTTTTTGGAAGAGGATAAAGCCTATTCAACTCACCGTCTACATAGTTCCAGATATCATTCACTGTTTCAACAATATCTCTGTTACAGTGTCTACCAGCAAACATGATGCTTGATATTTTTACTATCTGCTCTTTATTTGGTTTCAAGTTCTCCCCTTGTATGAGTAGCAATACCTGATTTGACGTGGGATATTGTACCTATTTTTATCTTGTTTTCATCTGATAGGTTGTTGATGAAAGATCTATGATGATCTTTTCTTGGTTGGCTTGATTTTAAAATTTCCAATAAGTATTGGTTCATATGCTCGTCTCCTTAATCTGTTAGCTAGAAACCATCTAATGAAACTTCAATGAAACATTTATTGGCATGAGATGGACTAGAATGCTTCGAATAAGGGCCAACCGTTCGAACTTTCATTTTTAGTAAATCATATTCACCACTGACTTCAATTGGTAAATCACCGCTTTTATCAATTTGTTTTTGAATCTTTTTAATGAATGTTGATGCTTTCATTTTTACCATTTATCTGTTTCTGTTCCATTGGGGTTATTCCGCACTTTTAACCCATGTCACACAACGTTCTAATTTAGAAACTTCGTCCTGATGTTGTGAGAATATTTCACCACATGTCATTCCTGAATTTCCGTATTGGTTATTAAGTTCTTTTTCTGACATTTTCCCAAATTGCATTGATGCACGATATAAATTATCTTTAGCACCAGATAGCGTACTTTTTACAATACTTAAAACCTCATCTTTCATCTTCGTCTCCTGTTAAAGTTTTGAAATATACTCTTTCGCTTCTTGATAAGATTTAATGTATCTGACTTCAATTAAGGTGATCAACTTTTCTTGAAGTCGTGTTAATTCTTTCAGATCTTCTTTGGATGCGATTTGTCTGAGATCATCGGCATGTTTCCCGAATATCTTTTTATTGATCAGTTTTGCAAAATTTGAGTAGATGAATTTTTTAGCTACATCACTATTAATTAACGGAACAATGTGGTCATGTATTGCCGAACTTAAAGCGTTGTATCTTTCACCTGCTTCGATTCTATTTACAATGAGTTGGTCAGCTATCCAGATAGTCGCTTTTGCTCTGAAAGAAGGATTTAGCCACATGGCAATAGAAACGAAAATATAAGGATGGCAATAAACAGAACGTTCTTCACCCTTCCCAACCATTTTGTATAATCCGAATTCTTTCAACGCTTTTAAAACCCCTTTCTTTTCATAGACTTCCATAAAAGTCCGAAAATGGTCTTTTACTAAATTGCCCTCTTTTACTAATTCAACGATAAATTCAGAATTACCAGATCTATCTTTGTCAAAAAATCTATGTAGTGGTTTTTCTGGCCATCCTTTTTCTTCCCTCATCCCCTCATATATTTTTGAGAGATCAGAGACCGAAAGCATTTCATTATCTATTCTCTGGTGAATTACTGATCCAAAGAATTCCCTTTCCATTATTTTATTTTTCATAGTTTAGAATTTAAAGTGTTTTATTTTTAAACTAATCTATAATTCTATTAATGTAAAGAAGAGTTTTCACATTTAAAATGTAAAAGAGGCCATTATCATTTAGATTCAAAATCTTGGCAATCAATAGACTTAGCATATCCCTTAACAGAGTCCAGCAATTTTTCTTCCCAATGGCCTTTATCACAAAAATAGCGGTATGACTCTCCAATTTCATGATCTGTGAAATGATCACATTCTGAACAGTTCTTTTCCTTTGTTGAAGCTGGCGGTTTAACCGGAGGCATCGGAATATTAACTTTGATGACAGGAACTTTTGATATGTTAATCCTTTGTGCGTGTTCTGGGTGATTTGGATGCAAGACGGTTAAAGGTTCTTTAAACACAACTTCCATATTCCTTTCAGGTTCAGGTGAAGCGGTTATGTATCCATTGTTGAGAAGTTCCGCGATTCTGTGACCGTAGTAATCAGCGTCTTTTTCTGGCATCGTTGTTACTTCGCAAATCCGGTCCACCACTTTTAAAAACTCATCCTTTTTTACGATAAAACCATCAGGCTCATAAGCAAAGAAACCCCCTTCATCTTTCGACTCTGGATTAAGCTTTTCAAGGAGTCGTAGCTTTTCTTTTTCTTTGGCAAGATCTTTTTCAGCTTTTAGACATCTTTGAAGAAGTGCTTTCAAATAAAAGCGTGTGTAGATAATGAATGCGCTTACCACAATTATTGCTAACCATATTTCTAGTGTCATTCCGTATCCTCTTTAGGTTTTAAATCATCAAAAGTCCCTGTATATCCACAATTACACTCAGCGTCTAAATTAATAACACGAGCTGCAATACCCCTGATAAGAAGAGGCCAGTCTATAATAAGAATTAACTTACCCTTATATTTGTAAACCTCAAATCCTAAATGGTTTTCTTTATGTGCATGTTCTTCAATGTCTTCTTTAGTCAGTCCATTATTAAGCATAAAACAATTTATCTCAGTGCTGATAAAATCGTCTCTGTCTCCGTAAACATTGACTTTTTTCATTGACATAAACTCGTCATGATTAACGTCAAAGAACATCACATTTTTGGTTTGTATTTTAAATTCAATCATTTTTTATCCTTTTCAATTAATTCTATCCTATCCATTTCATCCAAAATAATTTCTGCCATATCAGCATCTCCTTTTTCAATGTATTTACGGCTGATCTCTTCTAAGGTTTCAAGTGCTACTTTAAAGTCTTTGATTGATTTATCATCGATTCTTTTACTCTTTAAGAGTTGTTTTTCATAGAATTGGAAATCTGTTTGTTTTTCTACTTCCGGGTTGTGTGGGGTTGGGCGGTGTTCTTCTTGAATTCCTGTCTGAGCACCAAACAACGACTTAATTGTTTTCATGATCAGAATATAAGCGCATTTTGCTACAGCATCAAGCCTATCATCATGGCTTGTTTTACTTGGCCACATCTCACATTCATCAAAGAACGTGTTACCATCGCATTTATCAATAAGCCATTTCCCCCCATATTCACCACCTTCATCACGATTCCCGTTCACACAGTAGACATTCCCTGTTTCAGCTTTGTTGGCGATGTATGTGTCAATATAAAAAGATTTGTTCTTCTTTTCAATGAAAGGGGCTCTCCCATGCTCATCTAACCAGTCAAGTAAAAATGAAGTTGTATCAGGGCCAGAACTTCCACCTTCTTGTTCCCAAACTTGAAATACTTGGCCATACATAGCATCATCGATAACCGCTGTTTGTTTCATTAAATCATAACGAGTCTTGGGTGAAAGCCTAGTTGACACAATATCGATGATATAAATACACCCGTTAACATAAGTCAGCAGGGCTCCTGCCGTGAAATCGGGATTGTTCTTTTTAGCTTCTTCTTTAGGTGTTGATGCCAGATCCCAAAATCTTATTAACTTTCCACCTCTAGGAAAATCTCTACAGAGTTTGAACCATGCCCGATTGATTACATTACCACCTTTAGGTCGAGGTCTTTGTTGCCACTCTGAGTTCCAGAAGTGTTTATTAAGCTTAAATTGCGCAAGATGTTTTTGGCTAAATTTCTGAGGCCAAAGTGCATCTCCTGGTTCTCTTGGATCATCTTTATGCTTCCATGGCATAAACTCTTCATCCATTTCAGCAGGTAAACAAAGGATATCCCAAATTCCATTTTCATCACCATTGTATTCGGGGCAATAATCCCACTCATCTGTTTCTGGATTCTTCCTCATTGGTATGAGGTCATTATAACTTCTTATCCCATATACCTCAAGAATTCTTCCACACACATCTTTTGGATTCCATCTCGTGTTAACAATGACAATTATTGAATCCTCATCATCCTGCCTGGAGAGAAACGTTGAAGCGTAAAAATCAAAGTTTTTATCATGATATGTCGGGCTTTCAGCTTGGTCTCTGTCTTTTACTAAATCATCAATTCCGCCAACGTTAAACCCCTCACCTGTGATTGTTCCAGACCTACCAGCCGCCAAAACTGATCCACGGTAACCATTGCCTAATTCCCAATAATCTTGAGTATTAATTCCATTGACACCGGGGAAATTTGGGTAGATATCATAATGCCTTTGGTCGGTTACGTTTGCTTTAATGTGGGCTGATATTTTCTTTGCTTTCCCAGCGGTATGCCCAACTAAAATAATTTTATCATCTGGTCTTTTCCCTAGATCATCAGAGAACGCTCTTTCCAGATTTTCTGACTTCATGTGACGAGGTGGAGCAAACACCATCAAACGTTTAATCTTTCTATCAGTAGCTCTTTGAAGATAATTAGATATAAGTTTATGGTGCCAATTTTCCTTGTCATATGACCTAAACGTATACTTCGTGTAGCCAAATGTTGACCGTGTACCAAGTTCTTTTTTGATCTTACGTTTTTCAATCTCTAATAATAACTTTTCTTTATCTGGATTATTGGTCATGCAGTGGTTTCTTTTTCACGCATTTCAATTGCCTTGATCCTGTTTTCAAGTTCTTCGTCTGATGCTTTTGAAAGATCATCACCATCCCTTTTAGGCCCTTCTGTAATCTGGCTAAGATCTGCTTTATTGAGAAGAACTTTGACTAAATCTTGAAAAGGGAGTTTTTCCTTTCCAAGTTCCAATAATGCCATAACGGGTGATATCTGATTTTCGGCTATTTTTTGTGTGAGATCATCGTAAAATTGTCTTTGGTCTCCTTGACTGTCTGGCTTTTTATCCCACATGGATAGGTGTTTTCCAATTAGCTCAAGTGCTCCTTTTGATCCTTTAGAATCGAATTTAAGATATCCGGTGTATTCGCCTGTTTTGTCCTTCATTGGTTCAAGCGTCATACACCTTTCAACTACTTCTTTGAGTGTTTCAAGGACGTAATTTGTGTTTAAGCCAAGTTCGTCTTTTCTTATTTCGTCTAAGTGCCTGATATATATTAAATTGTTTGCATTAGTACGTAGTTTCCACGCATTGCTCCTTGCTGTCTGATCAACAATTTCAGTTCCATATACTTTTTTATATTCTTCAGTACCGTTGCATTTGCATTCGTTGA